AGAAACATTAATTTCCCCAGGCGTACTAGCGAGAGAAAACGACTTATCTTTCATAGCACCAGCCGCATTAGAGGCAGGGGCAGCAATTATTGGACCAACTGTTAAAGGACCTGTAGAAGAACCAAATATAGTCACTTCTTATGGACAGTACCAAAACATTTTCGGTACTACATTTACTTCTGGTTCTACAAAGCAGGAATTCCTTACTTCTATTGCTGTTAAATCTTATTTTAATCAAGGTGGTAACTCAATGCTTGTTACTAGAGTAGTAACTGGATCATTTGGAGTTGGACAAAACACTGGCCTTACAGCATCAGATAGCGGTGATGCACCATTTGCAATCAAAACATTAGGAAAAGGAGCAATCTACAATAACGTAACTGGATCATCTTACAATGAAGTAGGATATGATGAAAATTCTGATGGTTCGTTAAAGTCAGGATCTGCTGATAACCTAAGATGGGAGGTTGTAAACGTTGATAATGCAACAGGTACATTCGGACTATTAGTTAGAAGAGGGGACGATAATTCAAAAAACAAAATTATTTTAGAAACTTGGAATGACTTATCGTTAGATCCAAATTCTGAAAACTACATCGAAGCAGTAATTGGTAACCAATATAAAACAAAAGCTTCTGATGGTTCACAGTACTATATCAGCACTACTGGAGAGTATGTAAACAGATCTAAGTTTATTAGAGTAGATTCTGTTAGACAAACTCTTGACTATGTAGGAAACGACGGATTAACCGTTAGAACTGACGGATCTGGAAATTCATTCTCAGGTTCACTTCCATCAGCTCAATCAGGATCATTCCACGGTGCTACTGGTACTAACGTAGAAGGAAGCAGCAACAGAGATAACTACTTTGGAGACATCAACGGAACAGATGTACAAGGTTTAACTGGAGGCTGTTATGCAGATGCGATTTCAATCCTTAACAATCAAGACGAGTACGTTTATAACATAATTTCAGCACCAGGATTGATTTATGAGTTCGGAGATCACAAAACACAACTTGATTCAATCATTTCTTTAGCTGAGTCTAGAGGAGATTGTATCGCAGTAGTTGATTTACAAAATTATGGAGCAACAGTAGCTAACGTAACTGGTACTGCTGCAACAGTTAATAGTTCTTATACAGCGACTTACTGGCCATGGCTACAAACTTTATCTGCTACAGGTAAAACAGTTTGGATTCCTGCATCAGTAATTATCCCTGGAGTTTATGCTTTCACTGACGGAGCTGCAGCACCATGGTTTGCACCTGCTGGTCTTACTAGAGGTGGATTAGGTGACGTTATCCAAGCAGAGAGAAAACTTACAAGAACTCAAAGAGATACATTATATAATGCTAATGTTAACCCAATTGCAACATTCCCAGGAAGCGGAATCTCAGTATTTGGTCAGAAAACATTACAGAAGAAAAAATCCGCTCTTGATAGAGTTAACGTAAGAAGATTGTTAATTGAGCTTAAGAAATTCTTAGGCGATACTGCTAAGACTTTAGTATTTGAACAAAATACTATCGCTACTAGAAATAGTTTCTTAGCTACAGTTAACCCGTACTTAGAATCAGTAGTTCAAAGACAAGGTCTTTATGCGTATAGAGTAGTAATGGATGATACTAACAATACTCCTGATACAATTGACAGAAATCAATTAATCGGTCAAGTATTTATTCAGCCAGCTAAAACAGTAGAATTTGTAGTTCTTGACTTTACTATCGAGCCTACTGGTGCAACTTTTGGAGCGTAATTTAATTTACAGATATTTATAATAAAGAATAAAAATGGCAGTACTAGATCCTAACGAAATAATGTTTAGAGCCTTTGAACCAAAGGTACAGAATAGATTTATCATGTATATTGATGCTATTCCGTCCTTCATGATCAAAAACGTAACGGCTCCTTCCTTCACTGATGAGGAAGTTAAACTCGATCATATGAACACTTACCGAAAAATTAGAGGTAAGAGAAACTGGGAGAATATGGATATGACTCTATATGATCCGATTACACCTTCTGGTGCTCAAGCAGTAATGGACTGGGCAAGACTATCTTACGAGTCTGTAACTGGAAGAGCTGGATATTCAGATTTTTACAAGAAAGATTTGACACTTAACGTATTAGGTCCTGTAGGGGATGTAGTAAGTGAGTGGGTAATCAAAGGAGCTTTCATAGTAAATATGGCTCAAGGATCATTTGACTGGTCTACATCTGATGTAGCTGAGTTGACCATTTCTGTTGCCATGGATTACTGTGTATTGAATTACTAATACACACAACATATAATAAATTAACCCGGATTTTTCCGGGTTTTTTTTTGGTTCTAAAATAAATTTTTCTTATATTTATATATAAACTAGTTTTAATTTAAAGAGTATATGGAAAACAAAAACAAATTTCCTAGCGAAATTGTAGAATTACCCTCTAAAGGCTTATTGTATTCTGAAGATTCACCTTTATCATCCGGAAAGATAGAGATGAAATATATGACTGCAAAAGAAGAGGACATTTTAACAAATCAGAATTACATCGAAAGAGGTGTAGTTATTGATAAACTACTACAAGCACTTATTGTAGACAAAGACATTAAATACAGTGATCTTCTTATAGGGGACAAGAATGCTCTCCTTGTGGCTGCAAGAGTTTTAGGTTACGGTAAGGATTATGAGTTCAATTACGGAGATACTAAAGAAGTAATTGATCTTTCCTTGTTAAAAGAGAAGGAAATAGATGATACCTTATTAAAAAAAGGTAAAAACGAATTCAAATTTACAGCTCCTGCAACAGGAGTAGAGTTATCCTTTAAACTTTTAACTCATGGTGACGAAGCAAATATTCAAAGAGAAATAACTGGACTAAGAAAAGTGAATAAAGATGCTTCTCCTGATCTATCTACTAGGTTAAAGTATATGATTACTGCTGTTGACGGTAATGGTGATACTAAAGCTATCAGAGAATTTGTAGATAATCAATTCTTAGCAAGAGATTCTAGAGATTTTAGAAAATATATTGAAAAAATTTCTCCAGACGTAGATTTAAGATTCTACCCTGAGAACGGTCCAGAGGAGGGGGTGGCGATACCTATCGGTGTTACCTTTCTATGGCCTGACGCAGCAATATAGGGTAAATTTATTCACTCAAATACATGAAATAGTGTTTCATGGGAAAGGTGGATATGATTTTGATACTGTTTATGGAATGCCTATATGGCTACGTAATTTTACATTTAAAAAGATGAATGAATATTACGAAGAAGAGGCAAAGCAGTCAAAAAAATCAATGCCTGCTAAGTCAATGCCAAAAGGTCCGGCAATTAGACAACCTTCTTATAGTACAAAGGCTCGCAAATAGCGGGCCTTAACTATTTATACATATATAATACCATCCCGTGGACGATAAGAGAATAGAAGAATTACTAAAAGCATTAAATTCTGCTGGTCAGAGCACAAATGTATTCAAGCAAAGATTAGCTGAAGCTAAAGCTGCAGGTACAGGTGTAGTTAAGATTATAGCGGAAATGGAATCCTCTCTAAGAGAAGCTACGGCTAATGCTCGAGGACTAAATACAGAATTTACTAATATCAGAGCTAACTTAGCAGCTAACCTTGCTGAGATTGCTAAGACAAATTCTGCTATTAACCAAGGGAAAAAAGCTTATAAAGGAATTGTAAGTATAGCTTCACAGCTAGCAGATGAAGAAGCAGGTATAACACAGTATAATGAGAAGCAATTAAAGCAGCTTAATCAAAAAGCTCAAATTAGATTAAGAGAAGTAAAATTAGCTGCTAACCAATTAGCAAATGAAAATGGTCTAGCAAATTTACAAGGGGCTGCTTATGACGCTAGGGTAAAGAGGTTAGAATTAGATAAGAAAATAACAGCCGAAGAAGCTGCTCTACTAAGAGCTAAAAGAGATGGGTTTTCTGTTGAAACTAGAGCTATTGAATTAACTAACCAACGCTTACAGAAAGAAAAAGAAGTAACCAATTCTATTGGACTCACAGGCGCTGCTCTTAGTGGGGTAGGAAAAATTCTAGAATCTTTAGGTATAAGTGGTCTTAGTAGTGAGATTGACGATATATCTAGTAAGATTAAAAACGATATGCGTAAAGAGATAGAACGTACAAGAGACGTTACTATCACAGGCGGCATAAACTATGAAAATAGAACTGCCTCAGAAGCCAAAGCATTATTCGAAACTGCTGAAAAAGAAAAACTAGCGCAGGAAAGAATAATTGATAGTTTAGAAGCAAGAGATGAATTAACTAAAGCTGAATTAGATCAATTAGAAGCAGCCAAAAAAGCAAGACAAGAAAATGTTGATCTTCAAGAAGAGTTAGTTGATAATCATAAACTTGTTGTAGAGACTCAATACAAGGAACTAACCCTTGCATCCAAAATAAACCACCTATATAAAGGAATGGTTGCCGGTCTTAGCAAAGGGTTTGAAAAACTAGCTGACCCTGCAGTCATATTTGCTTTTATCGGTAAATCGTTACTACAAGGTAACTCCCAAGCAGTACAGCTACAGAAAAATATGACCATATCAGCTTCAGCTGCAAGAGGTCTAAGAACAGAATTAGCAGGAGCAGCAATAGCTTCAGGTTCTAATTTTATCACTACAGATAAAATGATTAAGAGCTATATTGAACTTACAAAGTATGTAGGTCAATCAGCTCACATATTAGGTACAGAAGCGGTTAAAAGTGCTACGTACTTAACAGAGAAACTGCATTTAAGCGGTGAAGCAGCAGGTCAACTTGTAACAATGACTAGGTTGACAGGCAGAAGTACTGAAGATACTTTTAGAAATATGGGTAAAGTGTTGACTAAGTTCAACATGACCAATAAAACAGCATTTAGCCTAAAAGACTTAATGGAAGCTGTAGGATCAGCTTCTAAAGCTACAGTACTTACTTTAGGAAAATCACCTGAAGGTATATTAAAAGCAGCTGCAGCAGCAAAAAAATTAGGATTAAATCTTGATGGTGTAGAAAAAATAGCTGACTCTTTATTAGATTTTGAATCATCTATAGAAAACGAATTACAGGCACAGCTACTTACCGGTAATGCATTAAACTTAAATAAAGCAAGAGAATACGCCATGATGGGCGATATGGAAAATCTTGCTAAAGAGGTAGGTAATCAAGAAGCTATAAAGAATGCTTTCGCTACTAAAAACGTTATTGCCCAAAAAGCAGCAGCTCAGGCACTAGGAATGTCAAGAGAAGAACTTGCTAAAATGACATACCAGCAAGAGCTTAATAATATGGGTGCTGAACAATTTAGAGCTAAGTATGGAGAAGTTGCTTATGAAAATGCAAAAGCTCAATCAGCCCAAGATAAGTTTAATGATTTAATAACTAAATCAAAAGACATTTTAGCTAACTTGCTAACTCCTTTACTTCCTATTGTAGAGTTAGTAGGAAAGCTTGCTGCATCTCCACTAGCAGCACCAATATTGGCAGCAGTAGTTGCAATGAAGGCTCTAGGAGGTAGTGTAGGAAGTACTATAAAAGGTGTAGGAACCCTAGTTGGCAAAATGGCCAAGCTAGGTCAAGACGGAGTCGGTAAAACCATCAAAGATAAAGCTGTCAGCTTAAAAGATAAAGTGATGGGAAAATTCCAAGCCGGTAAACAAGAAGGCCTTGGACAAAAAATTACTAAAGACGCACAAGGAAAATTTAGAGACTCTAAAGGTAGATTTGCTAAAAATCCAATGGCTAAAACAATGGATAAAGGAGCTGAAGCTACTGGTAAGATGAAAGAAAAAACTAAAGGAGCAAAAGATCAAGGCCCAGGAGGATTTTTAAAGTCCCTTGGTCAAGGATTAGCTTCTATAGGAAAGAAATTTGGGGATGTAGTAAAAGGTGCTTTAGCTTTAGGTATTGCAGGAGTAGCTATTGGCGGTTCATTTGCATTAGCTTTAAAAATGGTTGAAGGAGTAGATCCTAAAACTATGCTTGCATTTGCTGCATCTATAGGTGTATTCGGTGGTGCTTTAGCACTAGTAGGTAAACTAGGTAATGATGCAATAAAAGGAGCCTTAGCAATGGGTATCGTCGGGGTATCACTGATCCCTGCAGCTTATGCATTTAAAATGATGGCAGGTGTTGATACAGCACAAATAATCGGACTATCAGGAGCAATGATTGTATTAGGTGGAGCAGCAGCTATTTTAGGAGCTTTATCTGGTAATATAATGACAGGAGCACTTGCTTTAGGAGTACTTGGATTAGCATTAATCCCAGCAGCTTTTGCCTTTAGTCTGCTAAAAGGAGTAGATGTCGGCAGTATAGTTGCTTTCTCTATTGCCTTACCGTTACTCGCTTTAGCAGCAGCAGGATTAGGATTTTTAGCTCCATTTATTATGGCAGGAGCAGGCGCATTGGCAGTTCTAGGAGCAGCAATGATTCCAGCAGCAGTAGCATTTAATATAATGGCTAAAGCTGATCTAGAAAAAATAGCTACAGGACTAACAGGAATAGCATCAGTAGGACCACAACTAGCATTAGCTGGTATTGGAATGGTTGCGTTAGCAGGAGGAGCAGCTGTATTAGGTTTAGCTTCACCTATGTTGCTATTTGCTGGAGGAGCATTAGCTGTGTTAGGAATGGCTGCACAATTAGCTTCAAATGCTAATATAGAAGGTATAGCAAGTCAATTAACTCAACTAGCAGGAATAGGTTCTGGATTAGTAGCAGCAGGTGTAGGTTTATTTGCTGTAGCAGGAGGAATGACAGCATTTGCTTTAGCAATGGCTGGAGCTTCTGCAATAGGAGGATTAACATCTCTATTTGGTGGCGGTGTAATGGGTGACTTACAAGCATTAGCGGCAATGGCAGAACCATTAGCTACAGTAGGTACTTCGCTAACAGCAATAGCAGCAGGATTATCTGGTGTAGCTTTAGCACTAAGTACTTTAGAGACAGAAAAAATAGATGAACTGAAAGGTTTAATCGCAACAACAGCTTTCTCAGCTCCAATGATAGCAGCATCAGGTGCTATAACAGAATTAATTTCTGGTTTAGGAGGGGGAGGAACTCAAGAAACTTCAAATGCAGCCTTAGAAGCTAAGTTAGATGAGCTTATAGCTGCAGTCAAACAAGGAGGTAGTGTTTATATAGACGGTAATAAAGCAGGAGAAGCATTATTAATGGCGTCATATAAATCATCGTAACTATTTATAATAAATTAACTTAAATAACTTAAATTAAATAAAATGGCACATTACGGAGATTTCAAAGGTCAACTTCAACATTTTCTTGACGGTGATCAAGGAAAAAATTTAGAAAATGGAGGACATTATAACGGAGGTATTCCTCCTCAAAGAGCAGGAGCTACTAGAGAAAATGACTTACATGCTAGTGGACAGGACGTAGCAGGTCCCCACAATCATAGAAATAAAGGTATTAATGCAAACACAGACCCTAAAACTTTTAACTATCAGTCTAATAAAAAAGCATTAGGTTTCGAAGCAACAAATTTAGATCAGTCTCACTGGAATAAAAAAAATCAATACTCAGTAGAAGGAGCTAGGGAAATCGATAAAGTAGCACAAGGCAAATTCTAATAAATGGCGTTATTAGAGCTAAAAACTAACCTTAAGTCCTTAAAGCATAGCGATACTGGGACAAAAAACCTGCTGGTATCTAAGGATATTAACGATCCACCGAAGACAGGCGGTATTTCTATGCAAATTAATCATCGTATAGATGATTTAGCTAGACATGTTAAGATACTAGCTAGAAAACCAGGACTTAAGTTTTTAGGTAACCAAGCTCTATTAGCTCAAACCAACATAAAGCAAGACATAGCCAAGTTTATGGCTAAAGATGCTGACGGTAAACCTCTTTATAGCGGCAAACAGAAGCTTCAAGCATTAGGAGAAAGAGCTAAAAAGACAGCTATTGATACTGTCTTAGCAACTGCTTCTATTCTTGCACAAATTCCTGCAAACGGTACAGGTACACACCTTATAAGAGGACTGAAAGATACTTCTTATTTAGGTAAGCAAGGAATGAAACAAGCTCATTTATCTGCTCCAGATGGCTCAATTATACCAAATATAGCACCAGATGCCCCAGAAAATGGAGGTAGTTTTATTGTTGTAGATAACTTTCAAATCACAGGATTAGGAAAAACTGCTAATAATAAGTATAATAGTGGGCAGACATGGGATAGAGCTTTTGGAACATTTATACCAAAGCAGAAGAACGACTATATAGATACTGAAGGTGGTGATATAAGAAAAATAGTTAAAGCTGGTAATAAAGCTTTTGTTGATAACACAGGAGGTGAAGGATGGAACCCACCACAAGAAAGTGCTGTAGTAGTTGATCCAAAACCACAACCTACCATCACAGTAAAACCTATAGCTAACCAGCCTACACGTTCTTATAGACAAAGACCTAGTGTTGGGTATGAAGATAATCAACAACAGTACATTAAAGACATTAATATAGACGGTACTGAAGTATTCTACTCAGATCAAATTACTGTTATAGGTAATAGGTCAAAAGATGAATCTAGAAAGGATAGAGAAAAAAGATCTTCAGTAGTTCCTGCTGCTGATAAACCAGATACAGTTCAGTCTTTAGCAGTTCAAACAGCAAGTATATTAGGTTCAGACAAACAAGATATTATTCCTTTTGAATTTAATGTATTTACTCCTGGCGATTCTACTGGAAAGTTCTTATATTTTAGAGCATTCTTAGGAGGATTAAATGATAACTACTCAGGAAACTGGGGAGGTACTAAGTATGTTGGTAGAGGAGAAGAGTTATATAACTATGAAGGATTTAAAAGAGATATCTCATTTGATTTTAAGATAGCTGCTTTTTCTAAAAAAGATATAGATCCATTATATGAAAAGCTAAATAAGTTAGTTGGTTCAACAGCACCTACTTATGGAGCAGGATCTTTTATGAGAGGTACGTTAACAAAAATTACAATAGGTGATTATATGAAGAACGTATCAGGATTTATTTCATCTGTTGGTGTCAAATGGGATGTAGGTTACCCATGGGATATAGATAACGAAGGTGAAGGAGATAAAATGTTACCTCACATATTAGACGTAAGTGTAGCGTTTACTCCAATTCATGATTTCGTTCCTACAGCAAATAGTACATTTATAGGATAATGGCAGATAGATATAAAAATATAGAATCATTACATACTGCAAGCGGTAGAAGATATAGAAAGAATGCTATATACCCAGAGATACCTGCTACAGCGGACGATACCTATATTATAACAACAGGTTCTGATAGGTATGATACTTTAGCACAGCAGTTCTATGGAGACCAAACTCTATGGTGGGTTATTGCTATGGCGAATACTTCTAAAAGAGATGGAATGATTGTTCAACCCGGCGTGCAATTAAGAATACCGGCTGATGGCCGAAAAGCACAAGCATTATTTGAAAGCTTAAATGAAACGTTATAATGGCAGAAGGTATTGGATCATCAATTTCGGAGAAAGTTCACACTCAGATTTCTAAACGTGAAGCACTTCATGCTTCTACATCTAGATCTAAGGCTGCATTAAATTATCTTAATTCATCAAATGCTTGGATAAGATTAAGATCTTCTGTTAATACAATCAGCAACTCAGAAGCAGAATCACTGTTAAAGCAATCTACATTAAAATCATCGGTACCGGGTAGTAATGAATTAGCTAGAAGTTTAGTACTGACAGGAGGCGTATTAACTCAATCTACACAAAATCAAAACAATCCTGATGTACTAGATCCCGGTGGAATGAGGAGTGGCATATCTTATGCTAGTAAAACCTCTGCAGGTTCAAGAGCCTACCATGTTTCTAAATCTACAGGCTTTAAACCTATGCCTGGTATTATTAGCGCAACAGTAAAGGCTAAAAATACTTTCGGTACATTAAAAGAAGCATCAGTTAAATTTAAAGTTTTTTCTAAAGAGGATTTAGACGATATCGAAAGACTATACTTTAGAGTGGGTTACGGAGCATTACTAGAATGGGGACATTCAGTTTATGTAGATAACAGCGGTAATGTAAAAACACCTAGCGGGGACCCGGTTGTACCAGATACTACATGGTTTAACGGGACATCACCAGGAATCGTTGCTACTATTGATACACTAAGAAATCAATATGATGGGAACTACGATGGAATGTTTGGGTACATTACTAACTTTAACTGGACCTTAGGTAACGATGGTACTTATGATTGCTCAGTAAAAATAATTTCAAAAGGAGTCATACTAGAAGGACTAAAAGCAAGTAACGTTACAACTCACGCATCTGCAGAAGATCAAAAAAATGATGATCAAGAAGAAGGTCAACAAGAAGCTAAGAGTGTAGTTCACTTTATTAGTGAACGACTAGAAAAAATTAAAAAAGATGATGGCTTCTTACTTAGTTTGCTAAGAGAGGCGAAAGCACCATCTATTGCTAATAAATTTAGACAAGATTGGCCTACAGTAGGATTTAGAGCCTCAGTAGGAGAAGGAAATTATGCGTTTACAAGATTATTTTATAATTCATCTGTTTTTATCAACTACATACCATTAGGAGCATTATTGGACATTGTTAACTCTTTCGAGTTAATGAAAGATCACCACGGGAATGTTATTTGTGGTTTTGAAACAGATTCTCAAGAAAAATACGTATCCTTTCCTGGTCATTACTCATGTGATCCATTGAATGTATTTATTCCTAAAAAAGCTTCCAGTTCTTATCCTTTTGCTAATTTTAGCTTAACTAAACCTAAAAATGATATTATAGGCAAAGCTCAAAAAGCTCTTGCTGGAAAAGAAAATTTGTGTACAAGTATCATGATATCGACTTATTATTTAAAAGATAAGATGGATACTTTTGTAGAAAACCCTGTAGAACCAGGAGAAGGTATATTTGAATTTATTAAATCTGTATTGGCAGGCATTAATTTTTCTTTAGGAGGAATAAATAATTTGGATTTATTCTACGATGATGAAAAACAAACATATGTAGTATATGATAGATCCTTTCCTACTACTACAAGTAGACCAAAAGAGATACAAGTCTCTGGTCTTTCAAGCACAGTACACGATATAAAAGTAGATAGTAAAATTACATCTGAAATGGCTAGTATGGTTTCTATTGCTGCCCAAGGAAATACTGCCGACTACAACGATAATTTATCTAATATCTTGAAGTTTAATGCTGGCTGTGTGGATAGACATGCATTATCTAAAGGGCAAGACGATAAAGGTGGAGATAAGACAGAATCTACTGATGATGCTAAAAAAGAACCTTTTAAAGAAAGATTCGAAAAAGCATGGAAAAACTTAAATGAAAAAGAAGTTATTAATCCCGTTTATTGGTCAGAACTATATAACGAAGCATCAGCTGAACTAAAAAGAGCAATACAGTTAGATAATGCTAAGAATAAAAAACCTAACGGACTACCAGTACCTATCGAACTGTCTATAGGTATGAAAGGTATTTCAGGATTTAAAATTGCTAGTACCTTTACTATTAATACAGATATTGTTCCTAGAAAATATAAAGACTTTGCTTTTTATGTTGTTGGTGTGGATCATGAAATTGGAAGAGAAGGTTGGAAGACTAATCTTCGAGCTAAAATGAGAAATATATAATGGGATACGTACCTAAACATAAAATAAAAGTAGGCGGTAAAGTACCTGGGAAGTTAATCGATCCTTCATCAGGCAGGCAGTATCTAGGTAAATTTGTACAAGACTATAAAGGCAATTACTTTAAAGGTTCTGAAGTTACAAGCAAATCCCAACCTCTAGTATTAGTTAAAGACGCTGCTGCAGAAGAGAAGGCGTTAGGTCTAAGAACAGTTTATGTCAAGCCAACAGCAGAAGACTATAATAAAGGAACGTTTATTAGATACTTTGTAATGGACGCTAGATCTAGAAGAGTCATAGAAGTAGATAAACCAAAATATTTAGAGCAAAGAAAAGAAAATAAACTGTATAGAAAGACTCTAAAAGTAAACTGGTATATAAAAGGTGAATTAGAAGATCAAACAATTAACGGTTATGTATATCCTGGTATTAAAGCAAAGAACCAAGATGTCATTAATCAAGCCGAAAAAGAACTACCCGGTATAGGAAAACAAGTACTTACCAATACCTCTCAGTTTGTAAAAAACTAACTATTAGTTGGTTTATAAACAAAAAATCGTTATATTAAATAAAAATGGTTATACGTGTTTTATATAGTAGAACAAGACGATAAGTTAGACAATCTCGAAAAGCTTGCTAGACTTGGAATTTATGTAGATGTAATCCCATCTAATTACTCCTATCACCCTAAGCTGAATTCTTGTGTGGCAGTCTACATTAGATTAATAGGCTCCAAGCAAGGGTACATAATTCCTATCGATCACGATGAAGGTATGAATGTGTCTAGAGACCGTGTCTCTGCTATTCTTTCTAAAGCTACTAATGTATATACGTTAGATAAAAAGAACCTACTGTATTACTTTAATATACAGTCAGCCATCGATCTTTCGTTACTATACTCAATGACTAAATACGATAAGTTAGAGTATTCTCACGATTTAAATTTTTTCTATAATAAATTTAATAGATTTAAGGAAGTAAATAAGTTAGTTCCTATAAGTAAATTGTTTGAATCATGTGAAAAAGTATACGATAAGGTTAAAGATGTGATCGAATATGACATTCCGTCTGGTTTCGATTTTTATAATAAGACTGCAACCAATGTATTTTACTTGATTGAACAGTCTGGTCTTGGAATCTACTATGAAAATTTTGTGGAAATGTTTAAACCACGTGATCCTTTGTATAATATAGTAGATAATACAGTTTTAACCTCTTATAATTTATACAATGTCACCTCTAGACCAACTAATGCTTTTAATAGCGTTAATTTCGCTGCTATCCCTAAAAGCCCAGAACATAGGAAATGTTTTAGACCGACCGGGGATTACTTTGTTGAGTTGGATTTTGATGGTTATCACCTTCGTCTACTTTGTGAGCAGATTGGGTATGACCTTACAAGCGAATCAGCTCATAAACAGCTAGCAAAACAATATTTTAACAAAGAAGAAATCACGGAAGATGAATATGACCAAGCAAAACAGATTAACTTTCACGCAATTTATGGTAAGATACCAGACAAGTACGCTTTCCTTGAAATCTTTACAAGAATTGATAATTATATCAAAGAGTTATGGAAACGATACGAAGCTGACGGAAAAGTCTTGGCTCCAATTAGTGAAAAACCTTTCACAAGCTCGCTCAAAGACATGAATCCTCAGAAGTTAATGAATTATATTATGCAATCGTTAGAGACTTCGAGAAATATTCTTATATTAAAGGATGTACTAGGGTATCTTAGAGATAAGAAAACTAAATTAGTTTTATATACATATGATGCATTACTTTTTGATTTTCATAAAGAAGACGGTAAAGAAACCTTAGAAGAACTACAGGAGATATTAGAATCAGGGGGTAAATACCCAATAAAATTTAAATATTCTAAAGATCTCTGTTTATAGAACAAAATGATATTTATATGAAAGATGAAAACGTTATAGATAGAGGGTTCGATTACGATATCGATCCCATCCATTTAACTGAAGATATGAGTAATAAACTTTTCTGTACTTTCTCTGTAGAAGAAAACTTAGACGAAGTACTAGCTACAATACAAGAGAAGTACAAAATAATTTACAACAAAATTTTTGTGCTATATTCAAAATCTCAAGATGAGTACATCTGTACTTACAATGTGGACTTTGGAAACGTAAGCACATTTTTGGATAATACCATTCTTGTTCATAGAAAAAAAGAATCTAACACTCTGTATACAATCAATGCACTAAATACTTTAATTAAAGAATTAAACGGTGGCGTGCTTGATACTTCTTACCGTATAAATTGGAGTGACTTCAGGAACTGTATACTTCTTACTAAAGGACCTGAATTAAAAAGGATTAATACTAAACTTTATAAGATAGTAGAGTTGGATAATTAAATTATTCTTCTTATATTATAGTAATAAACGTTATATTTTAAAATTAGTTATATGGATTTAAATGCTATTAAAGCGAAACTCGGCGAGTTAAACAACACCGGTCAGGAAAGAGAAAAGACTGACTATTCAACTATCTTCTGGAAACCTGAATTAGGAAAACAGACGATTAGAATCGTACCTTCTGCGTACGATCCAACATTCCCATTTAAGGAATTAAAATTTCACTACGGTATCGGTAAGTATCCGATGGTTGCATTATCTAATTTTGGTAAGCAAGACCCTATTGAAGAGTTCGTAAAAGAACTAAGAAAGACTAACGACAAAGACAATTGGTCACTATCAGGTAAAATTAACCCTAAGACTAGAATCTTTGCTCCTGTTATTGTTAGAGGAGAAGAAGATAAAGGCGTAAGACTATGGGGCTTCGGTATCACAATTTATAAAGCTCTTCTTGCATTGGCAGAGGACGAAGACGTAGGGGATTACACAGATGTAATCAATGGTTGGGATTTAGTTGTTGAACAACAACAAGGTAATCCTTACCCAACTACTTCGGTTAGGATTAAACCTAAACAAACTGCTTTATCGGATAATAACGATCAGGTAGATACATGGTTAAAGACTCAACCTAACCCGATAGAGGTACATACAGAGTATGACTACGAATTCATTAAAAAGCAACTTCAGAATTACCTAAACCCTGGTTCTAATGAAGAGTCTGCTCCTGCTGCTTTACCAGGCGGCAGTGATAGTGAATCTTCAAGTAGCGACTTCACATTAGAGAATGCTACAGCCGGTAAACAGAACACAGTCAGCAAATTCGACGACCTGTTTAGTGAATAGAAAATCAGGCCGCATTAGCGGCCTTTTTTTTTCTTTATTTAGTATGTATTTCGATAAAAATTTATTATATTATACTATAATATAGTTATATGGCAAAAAAGAAAGAAACTCAAGAAAAAGCGACTGCATCAGTAAGAAAGTCGTTTAACTTATCCAATTTTAAACAAAAGAAAGGTTATTCAAATGCATCAGTTAAGTTTAAAGAACAAGGCTGGATTCCATTATCAAAAGCTTTTCAAGATATTACATCTCTTCCTGGTATTCCTACCGGGCATATTACTTTACTTAGAGGTCATAGTGATACAGGAAAAACTACTGCACTACTAGAAGCTGCAGTTAATGCACAAAAATTAGGAGTATTACCAGTATTTATTATTACTGAGATGAAGTGGTCCTGGGAACACGCTAAGGAAATGGGCTTACAGTTCGAAGAAGTTACAGATGCCGATGGAAATGTAACTGATTACGAAGGTCACTTCCTATATGCCGACAGAGGTACATTAAATACTATCGAAGAGGTAGCAGTTTATATTGCTGATCTTTTAGATGAACAAGCTAAAGGTAATTTACCTTTTGATATGTGTTTCTTCTGGGATAGTATCGGTTCTGTACCTTGTGATCTTTCAGTTCGTTCTAATAAAAATAATAACGAATGGAACGCAGGAGCAATGTCAACTCAGTTTGGTAATAACTTAAATCAAAAGATTTTGTTATCTAGAAAAGAAAACTCTCCTTATACTAATACGCTTGTTGCTATTAATAAGGTGTGGACAATGAAACCTGAATCACCAATGGGTCAACCTAAACTACAAAATAAAGGAGGTATGTCTATGTGGTACGATGCAACATTAGTAGTTACTTTTGGTAATATTACTAATCCTGGTACATCTAAGATTAAAGCAATCAAAGACGGTTTACAGGTAGAGTTTGCTAAACGTACTAATGTACAGATAGAAAAGAACCATATTGGAGGAGTACAGTCTAGAGGTAGAGTAGTTATGACCTCTCATGGATTCTTACCAGATGATAAAAGAGCTATTGATAAATATAAAGACGAACATAAGGATCACTGGTTAAAATTAGTAGGAAGTTTAGACTTTGATTTAATTGAGGAAGGTGATCTTGAAGAAGATACTATTTCACCTAACTTATTAGACTAATGAAATTTACACCTGTATTCGAAAGAGAAGCAACTAACATTCCTCTTTGGGAAATAACCGATATACCCTTATTTGCTAAATTACCTGAAGAAGGATGGACACCAGCAGCACAATTTTATAACGCAACAGCTGATGTTGAAAATATCTTAGCCTATAAAGGTAAAGAATGTCATTCTAAACTTACTGATGAATTTTATCAAACTGGAAAAAACCTTTTAGCAGGTGTTAGAGAACTACTTCGTACCAGAGCAGTAGTAGATTACGATATTACTAACGTTTGGCCTGAATGGATACTAAGACAGAAAATAGATCAGCATATTGGACAAGTAGAAGAGTTCACAGGAGAGCTGTTTGATGTATGGAGGGATGCACCAAGGTATAGACAGTCTGTACATATTGATAATTTTGGAATCATAGCAACACTAATCTTTAACCTAAAAGATAACCCTAAAAACTCAGGTACGAAATACTATAAAGATTATTCTTTGACGAAAGATCTACGCCCTGAATTTGGTGAACATACCTACCAGGCACCTACAGAAGCAGGTACAGGAGTACTCCATATAAACACACCATGGACATATCATGAAGGTTGGAACTTTAGTGATGGATATAGAGAAATAGGTTATTGGAATTTAACAATTTAATGTTACAAAACGATTACATAAACTATATGCATTTAGAGATATCTAGTCTCTGTAATGCAGCATGTCCTTGCTGCCCTCGTTTTAATAGTACTTCTCCTAAAGTTGCTCCTGGTCAGTTTATAGGTTATATTACCTACGAAGAGTTTATTAAGTGGTTTCCTGAAGAAGTAATGGAAAAAGTTAGATACCTAAACTTCTGTGGAAATCACGGAGACCCTGGTACAAATCCCGACCTACCTAAAATATTAAGGTATATAAGCCAATTTAAGTTTAATAAATTTCAAATGCATACTAACGGTGGGATGAAGACATCTAAATTCTGGGATGAGGTTGGTTATGAGTTAGATAATATGCAAGCGAAGAACGTTACTTTTACATTTAGTATAGACGGTTTAGAGGATACTAATCATATATATAGAAGGAATGTTAAGTGGGATAAATTAATCTCAAATGTTAAAGAAGTCACCAAGTATAAAAACATATTTGTAATTTGGGATTATTTAGTATTCAAACATAATCAACATCAGATAGAAGAGGCAGAAAAACTTTCTAAAGAACTTGGATTTGCAGCTATAGAGTTTAAAGCACCGGTAAATTTGGATGATGGAGAAAATATAACACCCATAAGTGTATTAGATGTAGAGGGAAAAGTAAAATACTGGCTTGAACCTACAGATCTAGATAAATTCAAACCCACTTACCTACCGGACAATCCTAAAGTTAAATTAAAGGAAGAAGAACTTTGGTTGGAAAAAATTAATCCTGAATTTGGGTGTACATTAGATAGTGATTGGAGGGATGTTAAAGAAGCCAATAAGACCAAAATAGTACCTAGATGTGGTCACAATGACATTTATGTCGATGTAGACGGTACTGTGCACCCTTGCTGTTTTGTTGGATTAGGATTTAGCGCAGTTAGGTCTGCTTACGATAAAGGAGGGTACGTTACCTACTCCTTTAGGCAAATGTTTGAGGCACATGATAAATACGGTAGGGAAAATTTTAATTTAAGAACTTCGTCTATAGACAAAATATTAACTGAAGGATTAATAGAAAAGATATATAATGATAAGTGGGATAGTAGTGTGGAAAGAGGGAAGCAAGTAGCCTGTTCCATGTACTGTGGTAAAAAGAATTCACTTGATACCATATTTGAATTACATAGAGAAGAAAAAGTAAAAAGTAGAAATGAAATATAATTCCATATTAAATAATTTAAAGGAGACCCCCCCGAGAGCTTTAAATGATCATATTTTGATTATTGATGCTATGAATATGTTAATTCGTAGCTTTTCACTGCTCAAAGCGATGAACCCATCAGGCACACATATCGGAGGCCTGGTAGGGTTTCTTCGCTCTCTTGGATATGTAACTAGAATCTTTGATCCAACAAGGGTGATTATTATATGGGACGGTAAAGGAGGGTCTAGTAATAGGCAGAATATTAATCCTAACTATAAAGCACAACGTGCAACAGCTCGAATAACTCACTGGGGTCTGTATGATACAAGAGAAGAAGAACAAGAAGCATTGATAGGTCAATTATTTAGAACTAGGGACTATCTTGAATGCTTACCAGTACATCAAATCGGTATGGAAAAATTAGAGGCTGATGATATAATAGCTTATATTGCTAACCGAGCTTCTAAAGCTGATAAAAAAGTTACCATAGTATCATCAGATAAAGATTTCTTTCAATTGATTGATCAAAATATAGAGGTATATGCTCCGGTTAAGAAAAAAACTTTTACGTTTGAGAATGTAAAAGATGAAATTGGAGTACTACCTCAAAACTACAATATAGTAAAAGCATTACTTGGTGATAATTCAGATAATTTACCAGGTGTCAAAGGTCTAGGGATTAAGACTATATTATCTGAATGGAAAAGCTTTACTCATGACACTAATGCGTCATTACAAGACGTTTGGGATCATTGTGAAACTCAACTTGATGGAGATAAACCTAAGAAAGTGTTTGCTAAAATTATACATAATTGGGAGAAGGTATTGACTAATTACCAATTGATGGATCTACATAAAACAGCATTAAGTGAGAATGAAATAGAAATTGTAGAGGATAATTTAAAACAGCCTACACCGGCACTTCAAACAGGAGCATTTTTGCATCACTTAGATCAAGATAAAATTGAAGGGATAACTAAGAATACAGAGAGTTGGTTGGAAAATTTTAGAGGGTTAACAACAGTAAAATGATAAAAGGAGTTATAGCAGGTAATTTCGACGTCTTGCATCCAGGTTATATTGAGATGTTTAAGGAGATGAAGAAGAATTGTACAGTACTGATTGTATTGCTACATTCTGATCCTTCTATAGAAAGACCTCATAAACTTAAACCTATACTATCGGTACATGAAAGAAAAGAAATGTTACTTTCTATAAAATACATCGATGACGTACTTTCATATACATATGAGGCTCAGCTGTACGATTTGTTAAAATTAGGAGAATTTGATATAAGATTTTTAGGTGATGATTATATTAATAAGCCGTTTACTGGTGATAATTTAAAAATACCAATTCATTACCTCAGTAGAGATCATGGATGGTCAACAACAAAGTTTAAAAAATTAATTTCAGATAGTTATGCAAAAAGCAGTAATAGTTAGTGGGTATTTTAATCCACTTCATAAAGGGCATTTAGAGCTCTTTCAAAAAGCAAAAGAATACGGAGATATTCTTGTTATTATAGTTAACTCAGATCTTCAAAGAGAATTAAAAGGTTCGAAAGAATTTATGGATCAAGAAGAAAGAGCTACTATTGTTGACAGTATAAAATATGTTGATTATACTATGGTCTCTGTAGATAAGGATCAAACACAAATCGAATCCCTTAAGTATATTCATAAGCTTAATGGAAAGCAACATAATCTCTGTTTTGCAAACGGAGGCGACCAAACCAATAAAACTATACCTGAGGCTAAAGTATGTAAAAAATTAGGTATAGAGTTAGTTGATGGATTAGGAGATAAAATTCAATCATCTAGTTGGTTATTAGACGAAAAATAGTTATATTTAAACAAAGGTTATTAGATGACATTAAAAAGCTTACAGCAGTACGGGAAGGGGTTCCAATTAAAGGTCTTAGGATCATTACTCACAGACAAGACATTTTTACTTAATGTAAGAGATGTATTACATGATCATTACTTTGATGCTGATTCCCATAAGTGGATTATCAATCAAATTAAAGACTACTTCGATAAGTACCATACTAATATTACAATGGACGTACTTAAAGTTGAACTTCAGAAATTAGAGAATGAAGTACTTCAAGTAGCTTTAAAAGAAGAGTTAAGAAACTCTTACGAAGCTTCTCAGGACGATTTAGATTACGTACAAGAAGAGTTTCAAACTTTTTGTAAGAATCAAGAAATGAAAAACGCTATATTAAGCTCTGCAGACCTACTTAAGGACCATGATTTCGACGGTATTCGAAATATGATTGAAAAGGCTATGAAAGCCGGTATGGATAAAAATATTGGACATGAGTATAATAAAGATGTTGAAACCCGTTATAGAACTGACTACCGTCCTACTATTCCTTCTCCTTGGCCTATCCTCAATGATGGTATCCAAGGGGGATTTGGACCTGGGGACCTTGCTATTGTTTTTGGTAATCCAGGAGGTGGCAAAAGCTGGACTATGGTTGCTATTGCTGCTCATGCTGTTAAAATGGGTCATAAAGTTAATTATTATACACTTGAACTCGGAGAAGATTACGTGGGAAAACGGTTTGATTGCTATTTTACAGGGTACTCTATTGATGAAGTTAATAAACACCGTAAAGAGGTTCAGACCTATGTAGACAGTCTTAAAGGTAGACTTATAGTAAAAGAATACGCCCCTAAGAACGCATCAGTTAATACTATTAAATCACATATTCAAAAATGTATCGACATGGATCATAAGCCTGATATGGTTATAATTGATTATGTTGACTACTTAAAAGCTCCTGCTCGAGGTAAATTTTCTGAACGTAAAGACGAAATAGACGACGTATTTATAGCTACCAAAGGTTTAGCTAAGGAGTTAAAAATACCAATACTTACACCTTCTCAAGTAAATAGAATGGGTGCTAAAGATAACGTTATCGAAGGAGATAAGGCAGCAGGCTCCTATGATAAAATGATGGTTGCAGATATTTGTCTATCACTATCAAGACAGAAAGAAGATAAAGTACTCGGTACAGGAAGAGTTCATGTTATGAAAAATAGATATGGACAAGACGGTATGACCTATAATGTTAAAATGGACACTAATAATGGTCGTATTGAATTTGAAGGAAAGGTTACAGAGACCCATGGTCAGGAATCTGCTGGACCCAGATTTAACCTAGATCAAGAAACGTTGAGTAAATTATTCTAATTTTTTTGTACAATATCGTGCATGAACTAGAATATATATTCTATTTATAAACATGCCCGAAAGACTCTGTCCGACGGGTGTTTTTGTCTAACAAGTTAAGTAATATATAAAGATATATGAGTTTACTAGAAGAAAGAGTTGTCTATAAGCCTTTTGAATACCCTAAAGCATACGATTACTGGTTAAAACAACAGCAGGCACATTGGCTGCATACTGAAGTACCAATGGCACAAGATGTTACTGACTGGAAATCAAACCTTAAAGATCATGAAAAAAATGTAGTAGGGGGAATTCTTAAAGGATTTGCACAAACAGAAACTATAGTAAACGATTACTGGTCTACATTAGTAACTAAATGGTTCCGTAAACCAGAGATTATAATGATGGGTACCACACTCGGTTCTTCAGAAACTATTCATGCAGAAGCATATTCACTATTAAATGAGCAGTTAGGTTTAGATAACTTTGCTGAATTTATGGAAGATGAAGCTACTATGGCCAAAATAGAATCTTTAATGGAAGTTAGAGATAGCCATGAAGCACCAGATTGGCATAAAAGAGCTGTATCTCTCGCAATATTCTCTGCTTTCACAGAAGGTGTTAACTTATTTAGTTCCTTTGCAGTGTTACTGTCATTTAAAATGAGAAACCTTCTTAAAGGTGTAGGACAGATAGTTGAATGGTCAGTTAGAGATGAATCACTA